AAAACTTAAGGTTCGTTAGCTGCTGCTGTGTCGTTTCCTTGCAGTTGAAGTGCTTGTTTGCTTCGTCCTGCGGAATGTTAAGGAAGGACAGGCTACCGTCGTCTTCCTGCTGCGTTTTGTTCTGCTCTTCGTTCATCTTTTCTTGAACTTTTTATTTTTGGTCTTTGAATGAACCCCAGCCGCCAAATAATGACGCGGCGGTTTGGGCGTTAGACGCTTTCGCTTTTGCCGTTCGTTCGGTTTTTGGTGGTCGACTTACGCTGCGGGTATAAAGCAAAGGCGAGAACCGACATCCGTATGCGTATTCGAGGGGATGTTATCCGTCCTCGCAAACGCAAGCCCGGCAGACGCGCTGAAAAACGCAGAACCGCCCCAATACACGCCCCTTAAGGATACGCCGCTTGCTGGTATGTTCTGATAGAAATAATCGGCAAAGTATGTCGTAGAACTTCCGCCTACTGCCTGCGGCATATTGTCGCCGTACTCTCCGCAAAGTATCTTCTTAACGTAGCCGTTGCTTCTTGGAAGCTCGCCGCGCTGTACGTAGCCGTTGTAGTTGCTGCTATTGAAGTTTGCAGGGTTGTCGTCGGCTGCTCTAAAGAACAAATGCTTTGCGCCGTTCGCGTCGCTCTGTGCCTGTACGAGGATGCCGTCCGTCCAGCTCCAAACATGCCCGAACGGGTTTTCAATACCTCGGTAGCTTGGTACGTGAACGGTAAGGGCTGTGCCGTACTCTTCGGGCATTTCGTAGTCCACTACGCCCGTAGCGTTGCCTAAGCTGTTGGTAATTCCGCAGGGTATAAACGGGTTGTAGCCGTTAAAGCTGTTCCACTTTCCGTCTGCCAAAGTCGTAACGCCGTCGCCTAAGCCGCCCTGTCTGTAGCCCTCTTCGGTAAGCTGGGCTGTAAATGCCGTTTGGCTGTTAAGCTGTGCGTACTCGATCACGAAAAGCCAATAGGTGTTAAGCTGCGCTTCGTATAGGTCGCAGTTCCAGCCCTTGTCGTTAAGTCCTGCTGCTCCCCTGTTACGTGCGTAGCTGCGGAAGCTGGTAAGGCTTATATTTGTGGCTGGTCTTCCTAACAGGCTTCTGTAGGTGTCATCCCACCATGCCGTATTGTTTCCACCACGGAAGGCTGCGGTAGTATTGACTACGGAAGCCAGCTTTATTGTGCTGGTGGTTCTATCTACGGTTGCTTCGTAGGCTGAACGGTAAACTTTGCGTACCTTGTGGAAGCCCGGAAGTGGGAAAGTCGAAATAAGCGCGAGGATATTGCTGCCGTCGAACTCAAACTTACGGTAGTGTTCGGGTATTTCTACCATAACCATGCCGCTTGCTCCTGTTAGGTCGGCTGTCGCGCCCGTGTCGGTCTTCGTGCTGTCTGTAGCGTGAAGGTACGTAACTACTTCGCCGTCGTCGTTTAGAAGGCATCGGCGCATCTGTGTCTGAACGGGCAGGCTGGCGTGAAGCTCCGCGCGTCCTACTCGCTCCAGCGTGGTGTCTGCTACGTTGGTGTTAATCTTAACGCCATAGTAGTAGTCGTAGGGAAATGTAGGCTTCGTGTTGCCTACTCCAATTACTAAACCCATAATCTGTTGTTTTTAGTAGCCCCAAAGAAGGGCATTTGTTTGACTTGTTGCCTTTATCTCTCTTACTATTTCGGGGTTCCAGCCAGTATCAAAGCGCGTGGCAATAAACGCGCCTTCTGGCATTCCCCAAAGGTTCACTTCCAAAACTACCGCCGTGTCGCCGTCGTTCTTGATGCAAAACGGGGTGTCTTTCTTGAAGTTCTCTTCGTCGGCAAAGGTAATAGTACCCATAACCGAAATTTGCGGACTTACTAAGTCGCCGTTTCTATTTTCCATACTGCAAAAATTTAATTCGTTTGCAAAATTACTAATTCTTCGTCTTATAATAATACACTACTAAATTCCCGTGAAGTGTTTTTATTCTTGAAGCCGTGAAATCAAGAAGGAAACACTTACACGGTTGCCCCTGTGCCGTGAAGTTGGGGCGTTAGTTCGTACTAATTACGTACCATTTCCCGTCAAAAATAAGCATAGCCGTCTGCGCCAAACCCAAAGTAAAACTATTTGCTTCCTGTAATACGTAATATCCTGTAAGAGATTCGCTCCTGTAACATACCTTACGCCCGTTTCCGTTAAGATATTTATACTTCTGTGTACAGTTTATGATGGTGTAAATAAATGCCCTGTGTGGTTCGCTTGGCAAATATACCGTTTCGTTGTTCGGGGAGTCGAGGAATATTAACGCCGCGCCTCTGCTTACGGGGTGGTATTGGCTCGCCGATGCAGAAAGCTGGTCAAAGCCCCAAACCTGCCCTAAGCTCAAGAAGGGAATAGTTAAAGCCCCGTAGTTGGCTTGCCAATGTATTTGCCCGTTACCTAAGCTTCCGCTTCCGTTCTTGTTGAGTTGTATTGCGCCGCCGCCAATATAGACGCGCCCGTTAAACTCGCCGTCAGTTGCGTAGATAGTTCCGCGAAACTCGCCGCTTGTAGCCTTAACCGTTCCTTCGATGTTGGCTTTGGTAGCGTGTACCGTGCCGTCCTGTAGAACGCGGAAGGGTGCGGAAAAACGGTTATTTTTGCTGGCTCCAGCCCAAAAGCGTACTTTTCTGTTTGTTTCGGTCTGTGCTGTCTCGTCTTCTCCGCCCGTGATACCTGCTACAATACTTTCCGAAACGGGGCTTACAAGCTGCACCGTACCCGATGTTACTACGCCGCCGTCTATCGTGGTCTTCGTATTGTCGTAATAGACTGCTTCCGCCCAATCGCTGGCGCGGTAAGAACCTGTAGCCCGTGCCGTGACGCATCGGAAAAGCTGCCCGTTTGTCTTGCCGCCTGTTAGCCAAAGGTCGCCTACGTCGTAAGGTGGATAAGGTGTGGCTACAAAGACGCGCCGTTTGCCGTCCGCCGTGTCCTGTGCCGCCGCTGCTGCTGCCAAAGCGTCTATAGCATCCTTATTGGTAATCTCCTGCCATGAGTAGTTGTCCGCGCTGGTGTTTACCCACCTGTACAGGCGTTTCGTGCTGGTGTTATACCAAAGGTCGCCTTCGTGCGCCATAGCGTCCGCCAAAGAAGCCCACGAAATAGAAGGGTCTGTAGCTTGGAAAAACGTTTCTATCTTCCCGTCTATCTGTTCGCCGATGTTGGCTATTGTCTGCGCGAACTGACCGCTAACAAAGTTGTTTAGGGCTGTGTCGTCGGTGTACTTGCTGGCTTTCTCCCAATCGCTGGCGGAAAAGCTGCCCGTTTGTCTTGCCGTCTTGCAGCGCATGATGTCGCCTGTAGTACCCTGTACCCACAAATCGCCTACGTCGTAAGGTGTGTAGGGGGTAGTCGTGAAAATACGGCGTTTTGTCTTCGCTAAGTCCAGCGCGTCGTTTGCAATGGCTAACGCCTGTTCCAGCTCTTCGTCTGAAAGCTGCCGCCACAGATAAACCCAACTCATGCCGTGCGGTACAGATATGCGTTGCTTGACGTAGCGAAATACCTTACCCGTATCCGTATTATAGAACAGGTCGCCTAAGTGATTTTCGCGCTCCGTGTACGTTCCTGTCCGCGTGTCCTCTGCTATCCATGTGCTGGTTGGCTCTGTCGCGTCCGTGGGGTCGTAGTTGTAGAAGAATTGTTCTATTTGCCCGTCTAACTGTGCCTGTATGCCGTCCAATATGTCGGGCAGGGTGTTGTCTATATAGTCCTTTGCGTCGTCTGCTTTGGTGTTGATGTCCGCTACGTTGCCTACCGTGCCGTCTGACTTCACGAACTGCAAAACGCCGCCGATTTGGTTGTTATCCAAATCGAAGTAACAATTTCCAGCGGTACTTTCAATCCTGCCCGTTTTAATGTGCCTTCCGTTTACGGTGCTAAAGCCGTAGGTAAGTGAAACGCTGCGGACTGCTTCTAACGTTCCGCGTATCGTCTGCGGACTGCTTACCGTACCAACTAAGAACATATAGTAACCTGCTACGTCTTCTACCTTGTACTGCGTCTTCGTAATAAACCACGTTCCCGTATTGTTAGCCTTGTTGCAACGTGCGTAAATGTAATAAGCCGATGACTTGTCTAACGTGAAGGTCTGCGCCGCTAAAATCCACGTTGCTACGCCGTCTTCCCTGATGGCGTAATGTTCCAGCGTTCCTGCGGAAACGCGCAAATAAACGTATGAGCCGTTATAGTTCGGTTCAAAGGTTACGTTCTTTAATACAAACTGCTGGCTTTTCGCTCCTACTGCCAACATCGACGTTTCAACGCTTAACGGCTTTATCTTCTCGCTGTAGTAGTCGCCTTCGGGGTCGAATACCATGCTTAATAGTTCCTGCGCGGTCTTCCACCTTCTACGCGCTACGGCTGGGTCTGCCAAACCGTTCATATTGATAACCTCGTTAATGTCGCTTATCTCGTTAAGTACCCGTATAGTGCTGTTCTTCTGTATCGTGTCGCTTAACGTGATGCTGTAGGAATGACGCTTTAATAGGTTGCGTTCAATCCGGGTAATACGTACTTCCTTATCTACGCCTATACCATCGTCCACAATCCTAATATAGTCGCCGACGTGCAAAACCTCTGTATCGACTTCACGCCCGAACAACTTTATAAAAAAGTCTTCTTCCAACTCCAGCGCGTAACTTACTTGTGGCTGGCATACTTCCTTAAGGTCTTTCGTTCCCTGTTCCTTAAGCCTGTTTTCCGCGTCCGTAATATATTGCTGGGGGAGGTTGATGTCTTCTATTATGTACTTGTCGCCTTCGTAGTCGCTGCTTTTCCCTCGAATTTGGAAAGCCGCCGACGTGTCGGAAGGGAATACCATACCGTTTTCGTCCGTGAACTTGTTAATTTTGAAGGTGTGTGTGTTGTGGTCGTATGAGTGTACGTCGAAGGAATAGCCGCCCAAACCGCCCGTTTGGAAGGTTATTTTTGCCGCCGTGCCTTCTATAAGGTACTTTGTCGTTGTGCCGTCGGCTTCTCGCTCCGTGAGGTTGAACATGGAACTATCGGAAAACGTAATACCGTCCGCGCCTACGCTCTCCACCGTTCCGACCCTTTCGGGCTTTATGTCGTCGTAGGTCTTTTCGTTCTCCTTGATGCCGTACTTGCTGCGCCCCTCTGCGCTTTCAATGTATGACGAAAGCCGCGTAGTGCCAGGCAAACAAAGTCGTGTATGTCCGTACTTGCTGCCTAAATTGTTAGAACCGCCGTAAACGTACAGGCGCGTCGTTATTCCTGCGTTGTTTACGTTCTTTCGGCTTAACTTATACAAACCGCGTCCGCGCCCGTATTGGAGCGTTATAGGCTGCGTAGTGCCTACCTTCTCCAATATGTTAAGCGTATAGGTGTTGCTTGCCGCGTTGATGGCTATTTCAAATTCTACTTTATATTCGTCGCAATACTCCTGTAGAACCTGTAGGCAGTTCTTTCCTGTTGCGTTTAGGTTCTTGAACGCCGTGCCTTTCGGGAATGTGCCTAATACCCATTTGCTGGGGTATATTCTGTTTAAGTTCCACATAAGCGCGGTTAGGTGCGCTTCCAAATCGCCGTAAAGTTGTTCGCCGTAACAACCTTCGGGCAATTTATAGATAACGTCTATTAAATCGTACTGCAACCCCTCTAAAGTTACTTCGTATGTGTACTTTCTTTCACCCTCTTTGGTCGGTTCGGGCAGTTGGTTAAGCCTGTAGGGTTTGCCGAATATCGTTACCACGTCGCCAAAGTCAAAGGCTATAGGCTCGGCGGAAACGACGGTAAGGCTTAACAAATCGTCGGAAAGCAAAGCAACCTTTTGGGTTGCCTTGCTTATTGTGCTGGGGCGTTGCTTGCTGAAAAGGTGCAACTTCTCCCCGTCGGGGTGTGTTATTATAATCTGTTCCATACCAAAATGCCGCTTGTGTTGAAGTCCGTTATTTCCTCAATCACGCCGCCCAATATGGCGTAGTAGATGCCGTTTTCGGCGTAGGTGTGCGTTATGGCGTTGTTTCCCGTGTGGTCGCCGTAAACGTCGTAATCTACGCTCCCGTCGCCCCAATATATATTAACCATCTTGTCGCTCTTGAAGGAAACGCTTACCTTCTCCGTGCTAACGTCTAAACGCTGGTGTCGTACAACCCTTTTCACGGGGTCGGGTTCTTTCAACTTAAGCGTAAACGTGCCTATCATCTTATCGTCGTGCCAACGCTTGGAAGGTGCTACGCCGTCTTCGCAATAGACTTCATAAACAAGCGGCTTCGTCGGGTGTATTGAAATCATAAGGCGTTGCGTTCCGTCCTTTCTAAAGACTTCGTACAAGTTGTTTACCTTCTCCGTGAAGTCCATTTTTCCGCTTGCCTTCAACCAGCAATTAAGCGTTATTTCGCGTTCCTCGTAACGCTTCGCGGTTAGATCTATAACCTTGCCGTGATAGTCCGCCCAATCGCTGGAGGCTGGTGTCTTCAACTTCGGCAAATCCAAAACGCCGCTACTGCTTTCCACCCTTACGCCGTACTCCTTAAGGTTTACGCCCTCTAAGTAGTATTCAAGCTGCGAAATGCTGTTAAGCTCCGCTTCTATTTCCTCGTCGGACAGGGCTACGTCGTAAATCTTCACTTCGTCCAAATCCGCGTAGGCGTATTCCGTTCCGTAAACGTCCTGCAAGAGGCTTATTCCCGTTAGTGTGCTGGGAAGCGTTACCGTACCTATAGGCTGGGTGTCTAAGTACAGGGAAACGTTGTTACCTGCCTTACGGATGACAAAGAAGCCCCAGCTTTCGGGTTCTACGTCTATCCACAAATCGCGCGAACCGTCAAGAAGTGCCGTATTACAAAACATTCCTATACGTCTGCCTGTATGCCCGTCCGGGTAGGTGTTAGGCTTCAACCATGCCAATATGGTAAAGTTGCCCGAAAGGTTCAGAATGTTCTGCGTAATATCCGCGCTTCCTTCGCCGTCGAAGTGTATGCAGTTGCCCTGCTTACCGCCTATAAAGCTGCTATCGTGTACGGCTGCATCGTATCGGTGTTGCGAATAGTCGTAAGCAACCGTAGAACCTGCCGCTTCGTCGAAGGGAAGGTTAAGTGTTAAATTCTGTTCTGATGCCATATTACTTTTCTTTAATTGTTATTACTGCGTCTTCTGTCGCTTCCTGCGTTACCTTTCCGCCGTGAAGGAATACCGTAACGCGGCTTTTTCCTGTAGCCTTGATGTGTGCCGTCGCGCCTTCCACTACGTAAACATTTACATAGCTGTGTTCGCTGGCTTCTACGTGTACGTCTGAACCCTTACGCGCCCAAATCTGACCTACTGCGTAGGAATTGAACGCCGCTTTACCTGTTGCCCCCGTGTAGGCTACAAGTCGCTTCGTGTTCGTGACGCTGAACGGCTCGTTTTCATATACGTTGTAATGCCGTCTTATATCGTCAAACTCTCTTCGTAACGGCTCGCTTGGGAAGTCGTTTGCTTCCACAAAGTCAAAGCCTTTGAAGTACAGGGCTACAAGCCTTTCCTTACTCTGTGCGCTCAGAATGTAATTGTACCACTCCGAACAAATGCCAGCCGCCTTTGCTTCTGCGGCTAAAGCCTTTCTTAGTTCCTTTAGTTCCATACGCTGTTATCGTTAATCTGTTATACCATGTCCTCTTAGCCCGTCGTCTGCTGGGGCTGTAAGCCTGTTAAGTATTGCAAGCAGACGCGAAGCTATAACGCCTACGTTCGCGTCAATGTTTGAAAGCCTTGTTAGCTGCTGGCGTAGAAGGTCTAACGATGTTACTTGGTTCATACGTACCGCGTTAGCCTGTCCTGCAAGCAAATCTATACTTTCTTGGCTCGCTCCCTTTATAGCTCCGCTTAGGGTGCTGGGGTCTTTCTCGTTAAGCTCGTTAAACAGGTCTTCGTAAACCTTGAAGGCTTCGGCGAAGTTTGCCCCGGCTTTGGCTACGCTATCCCTAAAGCGTTTCTGTTCCGCTTCCGTTAAACCGTCAAACCTTCCGTTTCCTTCCGCGTCAAATCCCATGTCGTGCTGCAAACTCTTAATAGCGTCCTGTAGCGGCTGCTCTAAGAACCGTACCTTAAGGGCGTTTATAACCGCGTTGCGTAGAATGTCGCCCGATACCTTGTCGAAAGCCTTTGCCGCGCTCGTTCCGTTGGAAAAGGCTTCTACCAATGCGTCGCCCAACTCGTCGGCGGCTGTCTTCGCGTCCGTCTGCGTGATGCTCTTGGTAATCTCCGCTATTATGTCTTCAATCTCGCGGCTGGCTTCTGCTATCTTTTCTTCCCATTCCTCTATTCTATCCCAATCGGTTTTCTTCTTGCCTTTCTCGTCGTTAATCATGCCGCGTAGTTCTACTTGCTGCTGGCGAAGGTTGCGTATCATTGCGCTTTGGTTCTGATACACGGTTTCGCCTAACGCTTTATCTACTTCGTGCTGGAGTGCGGTGTATGCCCTTCCCAACCGGGTAACGGCTTTTTCGTGCTGCTTGATAGACTTTTCGGCTTTGCGGTCTCGGCTGTTGAATAGGTCGAAGGCTGACGAAAGAAAACCTACTGAACCCTGTATAATGCTTAACGGGTTGCCTGTGGCTATACCGCTTGCCAACTGCGACGCGCTGCCCATCATGTCGGAAATGTCGCCTAAAACGTGTTCGGTTTCCTCGTCCATGCTGATACCCATTTTCTTCATGCCGCTTACCACGCTGTCAAAAGTGCCGCCTATAAAGTCAATCGTACTGCTTACGCTGGCGAAGGTGTCTTTTAAGCCTTCCTTTAGGGTCTTGGTTGCTCCCGTTTCCTTGTTAAGTACGGTTTCCAACTTTTCTAACTCGCCTTGCTCATCAACCGAAAGCCCTATAGTTATCTTCTTCCCGTTAAGTGCTTCTATCTTACGGCGTAGGTAGTCAATATAACTGCTTCCCTGCTTAAGAAGGTCGGCGTAGGCTTCTTTTGCCGCTCCTGCTAACGTCTCATCGTCGCTCTCTACGGCTTCGGTATATTGCTTGTACTGCTTCTTCTTTTCTTCAAGCGATTTTATAAACGGGTCGTCGCTGCGTAACAACTTGTCGGCGTTCATGGCGGCGCGAAGTTCCTTTAGGCTGTCTTTTAACGCTAAAAACGGGTTTCGCTTATGCAGTTCGTCCTTTGCCTTCTCTAACTGCTCGTTAATCGCCTTTAGGTCGGCTGGGTTGAACTGCGCGGAAAGCGTTACCTTTTGGCTGTTGATGTCTGCCAAAAGTTTGTTAATCGTCTTTGACGAAAGCGTACTTAAGTCGCTAAACAGTTGATTCCAACTCTCGGACTGCTTCAACTTCTCGGCGGCTAACTTGCTTATTTCCGCCTGTTCCTTCGCGTTTATCTGCGCAATCATGGCGAGGTTGCCCTGCTTCTGCGCTTCCTCGCGTTCCTCTCGGAACTTCGTTTGTATGTCGCTTATTTGCTGCTGGTAGGTCTTGTATTGCTCCTTCAGTTCGTCGTACCTCTCGCTTGCGCTGCGCTGTTCGTACTCCTTTCGCTTGCGCTCCAGCCCTGCTAACGCGGCTTCGGCTACGGCTCTTTCCTGCTCGGTGCTTGCTTCGGCAATCTTCTTTGTCAGCAGTTCCTTCCTACGGGCGTAGGCTTCTTCAAACAAAATCTTTTCGTTAAGGTAACTTGCGTATTCCTGTAGCATCTGCGCGGTTTCCTCTTTTGCCTTTGCAGTTAAATCGTTTTCGGCATTACTCAATATCTCGGCTTCGGCATTGTCCGTATCGCTGTTATCGTTCTTTAGTTCCGCTTTCCGACGTTCTATAACATCCAACATTTCGCCTATAGTCTTGCAAGCGGCTAAATCCTCTTGAAGTTTTTTGTTAAAGTCTGAAAGAACGGTTTGCTTTGTAGTTTCCGCAATCTCGTTGTTTATAAACTGGAGCTTACGCAGGTCTTCAGCCGTCTTCTTAGCCTTGTCGCTAATACTATCGCGCTGGCGTTCCAAATAGTCAATATAACTGCTTCCCTCTTTAAGCAACGCGGCAAACTCCGTATCGGCTGCGTTCCTAACGGTTTCGTCTGCGCTTTGCTTCCATTGTAGGTATTTGGCATATAATTTTTTTCTGGTGGCTAATTGCTCCGCGTATTCATCTTTTTTATCGTCGCCTTTGTTGGGCTCTGAATTTTTCTGCTTATTATTGTTACCACTTCCAGCCGATAAAATGCCTAATTCTTTAATTTCTTTTTCCGTCAGTTTAAGTTCGTTCGTGACGTAATTAAGGGTTTTGTCCAGCTCAGCCTGTGCTTCTTTATGAATGGTACTATTTGTTTGTCTCGCTTGCTGGATTCGGTATGCGTTAATTTTGTCTACCGCTGTCTTTGTCAAAGTAAACGAGCCTGCGCCGCTTTGTCCGCCGCCCCACTTGTACCCGGCTTCAGTAGCTGTAACGCCAGCCTTAACCCAATCGTCGGGCAGTTTGCCGTCCGATGTGCCAAAGCGTTGCCCCTCTTTGACGTTATGATAATAGCCGCCGCCAGCTACGGTACTATCGGCGTTAATCACTTCTTTATAGTATTGTTCGTATGCTTTCATTTGCAACTCCTGTAACGCCATTGCTTTTGCGCGTAACTCCAACGCTTTAACTACCTTTGTCGTATTATTGACAAATATATTATCGGCATCGGTAACGTTATTAACAGCCAACTCCAACCCGTTAAATGCGCTTTGGTTGGCTTTAATCCATTCCGTTTTTTCGGCGGCGGTCTTTAATTGCTGATATTCAAACCTTAATTGTTGGAATTTGCCTACGAGGTTCGCAGAGTTGGTTGCCGTTGCCGTGTGGTATTCCTCAAAGGCTTTTTTCATTTCGTTGGTACTCTTCTTTGCTTCGTCGGCTTTGCCGCTCATTTTGCTAATTAGATATATAATGCCTGTTATAGCGGCTGACAAACCCAGCGTCAAAGTAGCCATTAACGCGCTGGCTGCTGCTGTGGAAATGCCTAACGCGGTTGCTAATCGGGCGTTTGCGGCTGTAAGCATATCTTTTGCCTTTGCCACTATTACCAACTGAAACGCGCTATTCTTGTTAAGTTGAGTGTATGCCGTTTGCAAAGCCATCGTTATGCTCATAACGCTCTGTACTTTCGTCATAATGCGCTGTAGGTTCTCGTTCTCTCCTGCAAACAAACCCATTGCGCCTGTTACGGCTTGGTAGCCGCTTGTCATCAGCGTTAATCCTCCTATCACGGCTTGAAAGTTACGGTTTGGGTTGGCGAGGTTCTTTGCTTGCTTGTTGGCTGCTGCCATCGCCTGTTGCAAGCGTATAACCTCGTCGCGTTGCTTTGCGTAGGCTTCCGTTCCCTGCTGTCCGTTGGCTACCATCTGTTGCAGTTCGGCTCTCGCTTTCCTGTACTGCTGCGTTATGCTTATTGCGGCGTTGTTTACTTTGGTCGCTTCTTCGTACTGCCGTTTCATGGCTGCTTCCTCTGCGCCTAATTCGTCGTAGGCGTTGCGTATCTCTTGCCCGATTTTCTCCCATTGGGCTATCTGCCGTTCGAGTGCCTTAACCTCTACGTTAAGTTTTCCAAACTCTGCGTCGTTGCCTGTCGCCCATGCCTGTTGCCTTGCCGCTTTCAACTGCTCCAGTTTCTGCGTCATGTTTTCGTAAGTCTTCGTCCATGCTACGTCGGTCTTGTCTAAGTCCGCCCGTGCCTTAGCTATCGAAGACGTAATAGCGTTAAACGCGCTGTCTATATCTTTGCCGCCTTTCTTCACTTCGCCGCTAAAGTTCTGCATACTGCTTTTGCTTTGCTCCAATATGCGTAACAACTTGTCGTTAGTTCCGCTTATCTCGAAGGAAATGCCGCCGCCCTGTATATTCATTTTCTTATCGGTTTAATTTGTTAATCAAATTAAGAACTTCGCCAGCGTTGTCTTCTGTCAGCTTTATCTGCGTGTCGCCTTTCTTTGCGCCTGTTTCCTCAACGCTGGGCGCGTCTATAAGCATCCTTTGTACCGTACCCCACGAAATGCCGTGTAGTAAGTAGTCCAACGTCCAGCCGAAGTGCGCACAAACCGAGCCCCGGCGTCCGTATGGGCTTTTTAGTCCTGTTGCTCTATAAGATGCGTCGGGTCGCTGGTGCGTGTTGCGCTCATCAATCTTATAGAGTTTATAAAATCCCCTAAGTTGCTGACGTTGGTAATAAGTACCGCCAGCGTGAACAGCTCGGAAGGTTTTACGGTATGAAGGAATAAGGAAGTAAGCCGCTTAAGCTCCTGTTTGTTTTCGGTTCTCTTGAAGTAGCCGCCTTTGTCGATCGCCGTGTAATAGTCTTCGCCTAAGACTGCGGTAGCTACCACTTCCGCCAAACGCTTGGCTTCTTTGTTAGCCATCTTCTTAGCCGCGTTAAGGTAGTCGGCTTCCTGTAGCCTTGTTTCGTCTATCTCCATTTGCAGCCAAAGTGCGCTAAGACGGTCTAAGGTGTTAAGCGTCGGTTCTTCAATCTTGAAAACGCGCTTTTCCGTTACCTTCTCGCGTTTGCGGAAATAGCCCCAAAAGCCCGGCTTACGTCTGTAGTGCGTAACGTCCACGTCGAAAGTAACGCCTTCCTGTATCATAAGCCGCAGTTCGCTCTGCTCCAGCTCTAAGGCTTCTAATTTGCTGTTGTCGTTCTCTGCCATATCGTTTTAATGAATGAAGCCCCCGAAGGTGGTTGTTCGGGGGCTTCGGTTGAATACTAAGTTACTACGCCTGTAAGATTAGTTACCGCTTCCGCTGCCGCTGTTGCTGTTGCTTGCTGCGGCAATCTTCTTAACGTACATCTTCTTAAGCCCCGTAGTCTGCGGCTTAAGAACCGTACCCGTTACTTCGATAAGAAGCAGCCCCTTCTTGCTGAACTCGCCGTTAATCTTACTAACAAGCTTCATGCGTGGTACTTGGAACATCAAACCCTTTCGCGGCTTGATGATAACGCTTTCCTCTACCGTGCTTACGGTGTCCGGGTATGCGTACACGTCGCTTGCAACCGTACCGCCAAAAAGACGGGTAAGCGTTGTAAGGTCGGGGTTCATGATGCTGAAAGCGAAGGTAATTTTACCCTGCTTGTCGATACTCTCTACGGGGTCGTCCTCTTCCTCTGCGTAGAACTCTGTCGTTTCCGGGTCGTCCTGCGACATCTTACAGGTGTCCTCGTAGGTAAGTCCGAAAACTGTATAGCCTTCTTCCGCGAAGTCGCCAGCGGTTGGCTCTCCTGTCTTACCCAAAATCTTCGACAAACCCAAAGTTACTAAAGTTGCCATAATTCTGTGCTATTAAAAAGTTAATGTATATTCCACGAAATACGGAGGTTTCTGTAATGCTGTCTTACTTCCAACTCCTTAATTACTACGTCGTATTCTATCCAAAATTCGAGGTCGGCTACGTTCTGCGCGTCCAAATATGCCGTCAGTTGGTCGCCAATCTCCCGTAAGCGTTCGCGGTTAGCCTTGTATTGCTGCTTCCCGTTTATCTTTACCTTCTTATCGGCTGCGTATATATTCACGTTCGACGTACCCGTTTGCGGCTTGTCGTGCGTTACGGTAATGGTGTTAATAACTATATCCTCGGCTTTGCTGTCGTCGGGTCTCTCTCCCTGCGGACAGACTTTACCCGAAATAGTAATAACGCCTTCGTTTACCGCTTGCTGGATAAGCTGGTAGAGGATGTCGTCTGTGTCTATACTGCTAACTTTCTTCATTGGTGCTGCTGTTAAACCCAAAGGCGGTTGTGTAACCTACCTTCGTCGAATTTGAGACATTCTCCCGAAATCCTAACCAATCCTTCGGCTTTGGCTTGCTCCACAAAGTCGGCATCTAATAACGCTTCGGGCAGTTCTATTTCGGACGTCAAAACGAACACTTCCGTACCTTCCGTTACGCGCTGAACTTCTACGGGTGTATGCACCAACGCGGAAAACTCCCTGAATACGCCGTTAGCTGCCTGTATCTTCGCGCCCTTGCCGTTCGTTTCCTCTCTGCAAGCTCCGCAAAGCACTATAGCGGCTTCGCTGCTCTCCCAGCTTCCGTTGGCGTTCTGTACGGCTTCGCCGCTGGTGCGCTTATATAGGAAGTGTGGGTATTGGTTCGTTATTACGTCCGAAATTCCTACCATACGTTACTTCTGTTTCGTACCTTCGGCTTGTTGGCTGGTATGATGCCTAACTCTCCGCAGGTAATGTTGTACCACATCTTAATAGCTTCCCAATTCCACGAAACGGAATAACCGCCTTCGCTGACGTTTGCCAAAGGGATAACGGTTGCAAACTCCTTAACTAAGGCTGTCTTTGCCGTAGTGGGGTCTGCTTCCGCGTTCTCGTCGGGAATTAACGCCTTTTCGTTGGCTAATATCAGTTCCACGTCTTCGGCTTTCACTCCGAAACGCTTAACCGTTGTAGTAATCCATTCTTTGTAAGTCATTCCTTTAGGCTTTAGGAAGGGCTGGGGCTGGTAGCTTCCTACGCTGTTACCTGTTTCCGCTGCCAGCCCGTTACCCTGTGTTAGTGACTCCACGTGCTGTTAGCTGTGTCCATCAACCACGAACGCGAAGAGGTAAGCCATGCCGGGAAAGCGTTAGCTATACCCATAGTTACTTCCTCTAAAGGCTCTTCGTTCGCAAACTTCTTGATGAGCGTGTGTCCGTTCATAGCCTTCAAAGCTACCGAACCCTTAACGTTCAAGTCTGCCGGGGTCTTCCAAAAGGTCTGACCCAAAACCTTGCTTTCGTTGAACATTACGACGTTCTCAGTGAACGGGTTGCCGCTGAATGGGCGCGAACCGTCGCCGAGTTCTATCGTGATGTCTTGGTCGATAACGACAATCTGCAAGCCGCGAAGGTAAGACAAACCGCGAAGGGCTGTATTTACCTGCTCCAAACTTGGGGTCTGCTGGATTTGAAGTGCGTTAGCTGCGAAGCTTGCGCAAATCTTCTGAACCTCTGCAGTCTCCGTGAAGGTGGCGAAGGTGTCGAGCGACATGAAGGCGTACTTAAGGTTTACGCCCTTCGCCTTAGCTGCTGCTACGACGGCTTTGAAGTCCTTAGTAATAGGCTTCGCGCTTGCGCTTGTAGCCCAATTAGCAGAACCTGTCTGAAAGCCTACCTTCTGAGCGGCTGGGATTTGGTAATCCACGTCGTATTCACTAATTACGCTAACGTTGTTGTCGTTGTTAAGCGTAATCTTACCGAGGGAAATCTGCTGCAAAGCCATCCACTCCAAACGTGCGGCTACGGCTGTCCAGCAGAAGTTGGTATCTTCCGCCCACGCTTCAACAAGTGCGCGAAGGTTGGGGTTCTGCGAAGTCATGGCTACCATAATTTCGTAGTCGTCCAGCTCTTCGTCGTTCTTGGTGCGCTTTACCGCAATTTTGGGGATATCACCCTGCAAACGGGCAATAGCTTCGCGTGTCTTCTTGTCGATCGACGCGCCACGCGCTACCAAATCGGCGGCAATCTTCAAGCCTACCTGTGCTTCAAGTGCTTTCCACGTAAGCGTATAGGTCTGCTTGAGGGGGAACAAAGTAGGATAGTAGTACGGCTTCAAGTCGTAGGT